AACATCCCATTCTTACCACCACCTATAGTCTTACCAGATATAGTTTGCTTAGGTATTTCTACGGTAAATCCAGGCACCATTCCTTTGGCACTCTCTCGTATATCTTTAAACTTTTTCATCTTTATTTCCTGATTTTAGCAGCAAGGTCTTTATCAGCGCCACCCCAAGTACCTTTTGATTTAGTAGCAAAACTATTTACTCTTGCTAATCCCCATTGTGTAGGAGTAGTTCCAGGTCTATGCCCGGTTCTCCATGCAGCAACACCACGATCAAACACTTTCTTTAAAACACCATAAGACATTCCAGTCTTATCTGCTTTATTTTTAAGAGCTTCTTTTGAACTTTCATTAAAGATAAACTCTACGTCTTCAGCTACTTTCATAATAGCTGCTATTTTTCTTTGGCGGTCTGCTTCAAGTTGATCTGGACCATTACGGAATTGCTTGAATCTTTTATCAATAACAGGCTTGCCGTTACGTGCTAAGAGCATGTGTGGTCTTTTCTTAACTTTATCTTCGCCAAACATCTTTTTAAATTCTTTGGTATGATCGCTAGGTTTAGTTTTCTTTAACTCACCAGTCTTTGGATCCTTATCACCAGGCGCCGGAGCATAAGCTTTTGGATTATCGTCGTCCATTTTAGATTTTGATTTAAAATGCTTTGCTCGATCGTCCTTTGTGTCTTTCTTAACACCCTTATAATAATGCTTTGGTTGTGTACCTTCAATATCCTTAACATCGGGATCTTGTGCAGTTTTTGCTTTTTCTGCTATTACTTCTTGCTGAATCCTTTGCTCAAAGGTATATAGTTTAAGCTTTTCTGTATCGTAAGACTCGTTAGCAACTTGAAGTGCTTTCTTAATCTCAGGATGCTTACTTAAATTACGCTTAATCTTTTCGATTTCTTTAATAGCATAATTCATATTACCACTTAAGTCAAGTGCTAATTCAATACCCAATTTAATTTCGTTATCTTTAGAGGCACGTTTAGCAGCAGGATTATCTTTATAATATTGGGCTACTTCTCTACCAGTAAGTTTCTGCTTACCCATAGGACTATTAGGAACTAATTTACCAGCTGCAACCCTTTCAGCAATGAATGCTTCAAACTGATTATCAAAACTGGCAGAAATCATTTGAGGTTTCTTAAGTATTTTAATTGGTTTTGGCTTTTTAACTGTAGCAGCCCCTGGCTTCTTAATCTTAGCAGCAAGTCTTGCAGCTTGGGCAGCTTTAACATTTGGTAAGAATCGTCTCATTAGAGTATCAATTCTATTCTTTGGAATCTTTTTAATACGGTCATCAACACGCTGTCTTGCTGAATATGGCATCTCACCATAAGTACCTTTTGAGAATCTCTTCTTAAGTAATCTATAAACTAATTTACGAGATCTTCTCTTTAATACATCAAGAGTAGCACGCTTCTTCATTGCTCTCTTTCTACCCATTGCAATCTTGCCTTTCATCCTGCGCATAATCATTTTGCGCTTGAGTCTTTGCTGTCTTGTAAGTGCTTCTTCTAAATAGTCTTGTTCTATTTCTTCGTAACCTTCGTCAATACCCATACCAGCTCTTACAGCACCATAGACTGATTTTGCTTTGGATTGTAATTTACGAGGTAATCCTTTTTTGAAAGAAGCGAGGTCACCCTTTTCAGCGGCTACTCTCATTTTAGATGCGCTCATTCCAGTAACACCGTCTGAGTCAGGATCACGATCTCCAGCTGATATAACCTCAATAGAATTAAACGAATAATCTTTTCCGTTATACTTATTTAGCATTGTGTCAAACTCTTTAACACGGTCTGAGCCAACCACCATTACTAAATCGTCAAACTTTCTTGATAATTCTTTAGCAACATCAATGATTGTTCGAGCTGTACTCTTAACTATAATCTTAGGACCGAATGCAGCTTTAGCAAATAATATTTTTTGGTCGTATGGTAATGGATTCTTTTTCTTATCTACAGAATGAGATAAGTAAATTAGTGGTATTCCTTTCTTTTGCACTGCTGTCTTAATAACTGCGCTAATCAATTTTTCATGTCCTATAGTAACAGGATTCATGCGTCCCCAAGTCATAACTGCAGTTTTACTAAGTGCTTCTTTCATTACAGGGGCAATATTAACATATTTCTTAGGATTGTGTCTTTGGATATCTTTCGTAGAAGCTTTAGGATCTTCGTCTTTGTCTTTGGGATCTTCGTCTTTGTCTTCGTCGTCGTCTTTAGTATCTTTGTCTAGGTCTTTAGCTACTTTATCATCGTCGTCGGCAACTTCAGCTTCTGTCTCGTCGTCATCTTCTTCAGGCTCTGGCTCTTCTTCAGTATAACCCATTTTAGATAACGCTTCATGATCTGCTTGGTCTAGGGCTACTTTTTTCTCGCCTGTCTTTTGATGCCACATATCATGCGGATATTCAGTCTCGTTTTCAGTCTCATCTTCATTAGTCTCAGGCTCCACATCGATCTCGTTCTTTTTAGCAACAGGATCTTTCTTCTTTTTCTTTGACTTTTTCTCAGACTCTTCTTCGTCGTCTTTAGGCTCTTCAACGACTTCTGCGTCGGCTTTAGCCTTAAGCTTTCGCTCTTCGTCTTTAGTTGTCAAATATTCTTTAAATGAACGACTCATTATGGACTGTTTCCTAATTTAACTATTTAGTTGTAAAGTATATCTACTCTGTGTTATTTATAATATTTCTCAAATGAAGGAATGAATTTATAATTCCTATCAGCACTACCATTCCATATAGTAGATTCTCTTAACCATCCCAATGCGGGGGTGGGTGACATGATTGCAAGTGGTACTTTTGTTCTTCGTTGACCACGTATAAAATACGCATTATCAACTGCACCTAAAATACCATGTTCTTCAATTTCATCTACTAATAACTGAGCAGTTTTCTTTGTCATCATATAAGCATGAGCACCTTCATGGCCATCAAGATTAAATAATTCTCTAGGCGGCCCTGCTTTAACGTGGTCATAATCATTAGGGTTAGTAACCTTATAACCTAATACAACTATGCTATTATCAAAAATATATAGCTCTGGTTTATAATACATTATTGCATCATGCTCTAATACTATACCAATTTCGTCAGGTCCATCTGCAATCTTCTTCCATATTGCACCATGTCCTGCTGAACAAGCATTAGCCTTTTGTGCTGGTGACATATTGTCAATCGTTAAAGGTGGCTCATAAAATTTCATTTTGATACCGGTTTGGCACCAAGCAGCACGACCTGTTATATCATACCAACCGTCAAAATATTCCCATTTCAAACCAACCTTATCACAAGAATCAGCAGTTATCTTTGCGTATTCAAGTGATACAGGACTATTTATTCTAAGAATATATGCTTTCATGATACTATTTTATTATATAACTCAAAGTCTTCTTTAAATGTTTGGCGCATAGCCTGAATGTCTTGTTCTTCAAACTCTATCTCGTTGCGTATAGCTTTTCTAGAGTCTGTTTTATGTTTTGGCAGTGCGTGGTCTATTCTCAATCTACGATTAAACATAAAGTTACTTAGTTCTTTATCTAAATCTTCGTATAACCAAAAGCGGCCAATACTTTTAGTACCCAATTTTAATAAACTTGTTTGTACTATACCACTATTCGGTTCACCTTTAAACACACCATTTTCTGTCCATTGACGATATTGCTCAATGCTTGGATCACCGTAAGGATCTTTCCATTTGCGATAGAAATAATAGAAACTCTTGGCTCTATCAACTGGACTTCTTAACAATGCAAAGATATCGTATTCAGCAACTTGGTCTTTTGTTATTACACCTTCATCAATTAATTGATTTAATGTTAAATGGTAAAATGCGTAAGGTCTATATTTACTTACGATCGCTTCATCTAATGTACCAGGTAAGTTACTATCTTCAACTTCGGTATAGATTGCTTCGTCATCATTTATATTCTTAATAAAGAAATCTGATAAACTACTCGAAGCAGTCTTTGGTGTACGTAAAAATAAGAATTTGTGTTTGTGAGATAAGTACATTTATACTCCTTGTGAATAGTCTACACAGTTAAAGCCCATACCAGTAGAACCCCATTTATGATCTGCATAAACTTTATCTGGTCCACCATATCGTTGTGCACCATTAATATAAAACTGTGGAATAAAATAATGAGATGGCCAGATAGTTAATTTATCTTTAAACTGTGGAACATGTTTTGCTAAGAACGCATTACCCGTTGACATAAATGGTTGATGGTGTAAATCTTGTGGTTTAAGCTTTTTCAACTCATCTAAAACATGTTTAACAAACGGATTCTCTGGATTACATCCAAAGATAGGCTGAACGTTATTTCCTCTACCTTTTTCGTTTTCGTAACAAGTGTAAGCATGATCTTCGGGTGCTTGCCATAACTCATCAGTATTTTCTAAACAAATCATATCAGCTTCTGCAATAAAACCGCCACGCTCATATAATAGTTCATATCGAATTAAATCAGATACACCACAGAAAGCTTTAGCATTATAATAAGCTTCTATTAATGCTTGATTTCTCCAAGAGCGATTTTTTAATTTGTGATCTGTAAACACACTATATTCCCACTCAGGGTGCTTATCGCGCCAGGTATGCATCCATTTAAGCGGGGCAGGTTTAGGGCCTACCCAAATATGTTGCATCTTCTTTTCGATATTTGTTTTCATTATTTTAATAAAGTCACTATGGTATGTGCTAATTTAATAAACCACTCTTCACCATGGCCACGTGTTGTTTCTGCTGCTGTACCAATTCTGATACCACTTGTTTCCATAAAGGGACGAGGATCATTTGGAATACCGTTTTTATTTACAGTAATGCCATTCTCTTCTAATATGTCTGCAGCTTCTCTACCACTATATTTACTTTGACTTAAGTCCATTAAAATAATGTGTGAGTCTGTTCCGCCAGTTTGTACTGGGAAACCGTTTTCTTCAAATACTTTACACATTGCTATAGCATTAATAATGACTGAACGGGTGTAGTCTCTAAACGAGGGATCACTTGCTTCAATAAAGGCTTGAGCTTTAGCAGCAATAATATTCATTAATGGACCACCTTGTGTTCCTGGAAATATTGCTCCGTTAATACGTTTTGTATAATCAGGATTGTTCCATAATATAATTCCACCACGAGGTCCTCGCAATGTTTTATGAGTTGTAGAAGTAACAACATCAGCATAAGGTAATGGACTAGGATACACACCACCAGCAATCAAGCCAGAGTAGTGAGCCATATCAACCATAAGTAATGCACCAACTTCGTCAGCAATCTCTCTAAACCGTTTCCAATCAATTACTCTTGGATATGCACTTGCTCCAGCAATTATCATTTTTGGTTTATGAAAGTGTGCTAATCTATAAACTTCGTCGTAATCAATTAAGCCGTCATCTCCTACACCATACGTATGAGCATCAAACCATTTACCTGAAATAGTAACAGGAGCACCGTGAGTTAGATGGCCACCACTTGCTAAGTCCATTCCTAAGATAGTATCACCTACGTTAAGAAAAGCTTTCATTATGGCAAGATTTGCGTTGGCACCTGAATGTGGTTGTACATTAGCATACCCACAGTCGTATAGTTCTTTAAGTGTGTCAATGGCTAGAGTTTCAATCTCATCCATATGTTCACAACCATTATAATATCTACGACCAGGATACCCTTCGGCATACTTATTAGTAAATTCTGAACCGCATAGTTTCATTACTGCATCAGAAGCAAAGTTCTCTGAAGCTATCAGCTCAATAGTTGTTTGTTGGCGTCGTAATTCTTTTCGGTAGATTCTATCTACCCTTACATCAATGGACTGTGTCATATTTTTTCACCAAGTAATCATAAGCGACAGAAGCGTTGTCTGGGCCTTCAATCTGTGTATAAGGAATTCCAAGAGTTTTGAACTGTTTTAATATGTCTAGATCAATTTGTACACTTTGTACTTCATCTTGAGCTCGGCCATCTTCTTCAAAATCATCACGAGGGCGACTTAACATAAAATTAATGTTATCGTACATCTCGTAACACTCAATAGCAAGCTTGTCAATCAAATCTGTATATAAAGGATCACCGTAAGCTTCTCTATAAATTGGACTTAGCAGGACTGGAGAGTCTGTTATGATATAATCTACCTTCTCAGATAGACGAAGAATCTTTCTGTGCTGATGAGCCAATATCCATAATTGGTCTCTAAGCATTGGGATGTTACCTTCCCATACACACTCTTTAGCAAACTCATCAGTGAGTTCTACTTTGTAACCTAACAATTTCATTTTATAAAACAATCCAGCCGCGGCTGTACTCTTACCCGAGCAGGGTCCACCATAAAAGTTAATCACTTTTGTTTTTGTCATTACGTTTTCTCTACAAACCAAAGGAAGTCATCTTCCACAAAGTATCCATCTTCACCATATAATTCAACAACTGCTGTTTTAACAGTTGGAAAATGTATATCGTGCCCAATAATCATTCCACCTTTTTTTACTTTTGGAGCCCAAGCTTGTACGTCTCTCATTACTCCATTGTAACTGTGATCTGCATCGATAAACACAAAATCTAAACTTTCATCTTCTACTTCTTTAGCAGCTTCAGTAGTAAAGTCTTTTATGATCTCGGCACGACCAGGATAACCTTGACAAAATCTGACGAGGTCCTGATAATATGTCTCGTGGTCCCAGCTATGGCCGTTTTCGCCCCGCGTCCACTGTTCGGGTCCGTCGTAACCGGGTTGAGCTTCGTATAGATCAACACCAATAAGATGTAAATTGTGACATGTTTTAACCAAGTGCTTAAAGGTTTCCCCAACCCATACTCCAAGTTCTGCTCCTTTCGTCCAATTGTTTTTTCTGACATACTTTTCAATAGTCTGCCAACGCCAAATGTTGCCACCATCGTGGCCTCTATCGTTAATTCTTCCCATTAGTTTCTCCTATAGTATAAATCATATTATAACACATTTTTGAGTGTTTGTCAATCAATTTTTTGGGTTGTTTACTTCTGCCACCCTTTGATATATTTTGTACTGAAGTTAGCATTACTAAAGTTAAGTCGGTCTACCAGCTTTAATGCGCTTTTACCAACGTGATCAATAGCAACGAACCCTTCTTGACCTGTTACTTCGAATCCATCTTTTGTTTTTAGTAATGTTTTTAAACCTTCTACGTGATTGAGTTTGGCGATTACAATCATTTTTGCATCTACTAATAGATTATATAGTTGGAATACTTTATTAACTTCTTTAATGTTTGTTTTATCAAAATATTTTAATACGTCATCACGAGTAGCATACTTACGATCTTTGGCTACTTGTGATTTAACTTTACTTGCTTCTTTCTCATAATATTCTTTAATAAATTCTTGCATGCCTTTAATAGCAAGTGGTACGTTTTTAATACGTTGACCTTCTCTTACCTTTTTATTAATGAATACGTTAACTCTCATGTTTAATTCTTTATTATTTGATAACTCATTGAGAGCATATGGCTTAATCGTTCTGAATATACGACCAGCATCAGATAATAGTTTATTGAATGCTTTTGTTTCTTTTTCAGTAAATGTTACGTTACCAGACTCATCTTTAAATACAGCGTCTACGTGCCAGACCGATCTAACTTCTTTGAGTTTGCTTGAGATCGCCTGACCAAAACTTGCAGACATTGATTCAAAATCTGCTCCTCTGTATGTTGTGTGCCAAACCACACCGATTTTGGATCCTTGAATTTGTTTGCTAAGGTCGCTGTCGACAGGTACCGCGTAAACAATGGTATTAGGATGGAAAGTAACACACGATTCTCCGCCAATATTTTCTGTTTTGAGATCGTCTTTCGTATATAATAAATCACCTTGTACTACTCCTTCAATACCAAGTTTAGAGAACTCCGCTAGAGCAGTTTTAAACTTGCTATTAAGTTCTCCAGCTAGGGCTGTGTCATCGTCAATTTCTTGAGCTGTTTTATAAAATTTTGGATTCTTATTAAATAATCCCTTTTTTGCAATAAAGAATTTACCGTCGCTTGGATCTTTACCAGCAAATATTGCAGGTGCGCCATCCCATTTAACTGATAAGCTAACAGGAGCTTTAGCGTTTCCACCAAGCATATCGCGAAGCGCTTGTAAGTATTGGAATACATTACGTGTTCCTTTTACTCCTCCATCAAGTATAGCATCTTCTAAATGCGTCATGTGAAGGTTAGCGCCAGTAGCCTCATTTAAATACGATTGAAATCTTATCATTTGTAGAGACTCTTAAATTCGTCGGTCATTGTTGCAGTGAATGATGGTGCTGATCTGAAGTTGCCTTTATATCTTAGTTCAATATGACAAACTGGTAATTTACCAATCATCAAATCAAACTTTAATGTTGCTGCAGTAGCACCCTCGCTGAATGCTTGTACAGCGCCTGGGGTTTCGCGGATCGTTATTTTTTCATTCTTAACTATTTCATTAAGCTTCGTTGAAACTGTTTGAATATCTTTATAATCACCAATTTTAACATCAACACCTTTACGAGGTCCGTAATCACCTATACCAGTAACTAGAGTAAAATCAAAATTAACTTTCTTCAGGTCCTTGAGATCAGCTTTAAATATTAGTTGAATTAATTGATTTGCCATTAACTCTTTATTTTTCAGAATAATCATTGACATACTTCTGAATAAAGATTTATTACCTTTTAACTGTGAGTTAACTAGATCGTTTGGTATGCGCTGAATAAACTTTTTCCAATTTTTAGCATTGGGTCTTGTTTTTTCCATATCAGCCAAGAGCTTTGGTGAAGCTATTTTCTTTTGTTTTGCTACAGCTAAGACACGTAAATAGAATTGAGCAGATCTTTTATCAAGCTCTGCCATCATTTTATTAAATTTACTATCTTGGAAGAGAGTAGAGAATGATTTATTAATTAAGGTAGGATCTTTCGTAGAATAAAGCTTCTTTTTCTTTAGTGAAACACCTAAGAATGAAGAACCTTTCTTAACAATAAAGTCAGAACTATTAAAGTCTTTCATTCCGTACTTTGTAATTTGAAATTGTTTTACGTCTTGGTCCCAAGATTGTCCAGTTAAATAGACCATATCAGCGTTACCATATTTGTTTTTATGGAGAGTTAAAGCAGCCGATACTGCTGAACACAAGTTAACGTAATCTCCTTCTAAACTATTAATCTGGCCCTGAGTTGCGCCTCTGACTTTACTTAAGTTTAATTGAACAAATTTAATCAACTCGTCCATTTCTTCAACAGTCTTAGGTGCAGTTAAAGAATTTTTAAGACATAGTGCAGCTGTCATTAGCTCGTTAGGATCGTCACCTGCTTTACTTCTCTTGCCATCTGGTCTGCAATTGATATAAACATATCTATCCATATCCTTATGCTTTACAGAGACATCCTTCTCTTTGCGGCCATCAGGTATAGTAGCAGATTCTAAATCATCTGAATCAGCAATAATTTGATTAGCTAAATCAGACCATTTAATTCTCTGAGCATCAGGCATAATAGCAAAGACACCAACTTTAGCATTGTTAGTTTTACCTCTACGATTATCTAATTCAATAGCAGCATTGATAGAGCTAATACCATCGTCAAGTCTAGATGCAATTTCTAATGCGAATGCTTCGTCGTCACCGTCATAAGAAACGGGACCGAGGGGAGCTTCATCCAGTTGGAACTGTTTTAAACCGAATCCAAGAGGCGAGTATCTTTCGACTACTGCGGTCTCTTGGATTGGTTCTGGCGCTTCTTCTTTGGATCGACTTTCGTGCTCTTTAAATTTGCTAAAACTCTTCATGGTTACCCTGTTAATTGTATAGGACAGTTTCAGTTATTTATAATCACGTTACAATCAAAGTAGTTGTGCGTCAGAAAAAACTTGTCCTTTGCGCTTGCCCTTTAGTCTCATGCCTATATCTGTTTTATCGAATACAGGCCCATCATCTTTATTACTGTTGCTCTGGTACTTTTTTCCATCACCACCACCGGAGCTTCCGTTGATATCAACGTTATTTTGTGCTGATTCTTCAAGTTCGTAGATCTTCATCTTAGCGCGGTCAATACCAACTAAGAATCTACGATAGTAGTTTAAGTCACCCCAACGATTCTTTAACTGTTTCAACATAAGTTGGCCGAGTTCGTCAAGTTGTTCAGATGTTACTAGACCTAAGATACAGTCAGCAGTGTGTGTAATACCCATTGACTCAGATGTATTTGTAAGATCAACATCAGAATTACCATAACCATCTCTATTGAACTGAGATGATGTTACAACTGCACAATTGTACTCCATTGCTAGACCACGTACTTCTTCTGCAATACTTTTCACTAGGTTATAGCTTGAAGCCGCGGCAGCTCCTCTAACACGAGAAGACGCACAGATGTTAAGATAGTCAAGGAATATCACATCAGGTTTAAAGTTCTTCTTCATCTCAAGTTCATTCAATAAATGTCTAAAGTGGCCTGAGTGAACAGAACCAGTAGGATATTCTTTAATAATAAGCTTACCGGTAGTTTTAGTCTTGTATCGGGCCAATCGCTTATCATAAACATCACGAGGAATCTCGTTGATTTCGTCCATTGTGATATCCATGATATTGGCATCAATACGACGACCAATTTCTTCTTCGGCCATCTCCATAGTAATGTATAGAACATTTTTACCATACATTAAATGGTTGGCAGCCATGTGACATTTCAATAATGATTTACCACCCCCAGTAGTAGCAAGTAATACTGTCATTGATTTACGAGGTAAGCCACCTTTGGTAATCTTGTTTAAGATATCAATATCAAAGGGAATACGTTCTTCTTTTCTGTGGTAATGTTCATAACGATCATCACCATCTTCAAGGTAGTCGTGACCAACACTTGAGTCAAAGCTAATACCAAGACTATCTGATAACAGTTTTGGTATGCTGCCTTTATCAATCTCACCTTCTTCACCATCAAGTATCAGAATAGATTTACGAATACTATTGTACAAGTCTTTGTCTTGGCAGAACTTTTCAGTCTCGTCAAGTAAGAACTGTTGATTGGTCGTATCGTCTGTTGAGAGCGTTTCAAGCAACGATTGAATGTTGGTATAAGTGTCTTCGTTAAGATCCTTACGTTTTTCAATCGACAAACGCAGAGCCTCTATGGTGGGAGGCTCCTTGTATTGCTCTACATACTCGGTAACAGTATTGAAGATTTTACGATAAGACATGTCTTCAAAGTAATCATCTTTGAGATAAGGATAAACCTTTCGGCTGTATTCCTCATTCAGTATCAGATTCGATAAGATCGTCTTCTCTATCATCTTCGGCAGTCCCCATTTCTAGTGTAGTTAATTTAAATTTCTTTTCAACATAGTCATTAAACTTAGGATCAGCGATAAGGCCTTCAAAGAAAGGAACATCAGCTTCAATATCTTTTAGTCTACGTTTTGGTTCAATTACTTCACCAGTTTTTTGGTCAACTACATTGTACCACCCTTGGTTAGCTTTGCATAAGTGTCCAGATTCAAGTGCTAGTTCAAATAGACTTGAATATTTCTGAATACCTGTATCATACAATACTGTAAATGGTAGTTTAGCTTTTTCTTTAACGTACCTAGACTTCTCAATATTAATTGTGAACTTAAACCCTTTAAGGTCAGTACCTTCTTTCTGCTGAGATTTAGATATAATAAAGATCTGATTGGCTGAATAGTAAAGACCAGTACCACCTGAAACGATGTTCTTGGGGAACAGACCAATTTCTTTATAGGTATGGTTAACAGCTACCATTGGAATATCTTTACCAGTTAGCTTAGGTGTAATAATTCTAAATAGTGACTTAAGCTGTTTTGCTCTTGTCATATCAGCAACTGATCTCTCATCTAGAGCATCTTGGACTTCTTTACGAGAGGCCAAGTTACCAATAGAGTCGATCATAATAAAGACTTTATCTCCTTTGTCAATCTCGTCTAGTCGTTTAGTAGCGTCAAACTTAAGTTGCTCTACGTCTTCGATTGGAACGTGAATAACACGGTCGGTATCAATGCTATAACTTTCTAAGTATTCTGGAGTAATACCATACTCTGAATCATATAAGATAGCAATACCTTCTGGATATTTTTGTAAATAAGCTTTCATGCAGTAGAGGCCAAGTAAAGTTTTAAAACTCTTTGATTCACCTGCTACTATAGTCAAGCCTGGTAGTAAACCACCTTTAAGTGAGCCGCAGAAAGCGATATTCACAATTGGTAGTTCGGTTTGTATCGGATCTTTAACATTAAAGAACGACGATTTTGATAAGATGGATGATCCTTTGACAGACCCCGCCTTTAACATTTTGTCTAATAGACTCATAATTTATTCTCCACTTAGAATTTGATGTAACTGATCTGCAAAAGCGTCAAGTTTCTCGTAACGGTTAGGCCAGTAGATATAATCTTTTTCTGGGTTAGCCTTGAGATTGTTTAACAACGGAATTACAGCTTCGTACATGATTTGAGCTTTGGCAGATGCACTTTCAGCTGTTGCTGATGAAGCCTCTACTTGAGCTTTACTTTCTTGTACTACTGATAACTCATCTTCTGTCATGGCTGTAAAGCCAAAATCAAAATTGGTCATGTCTATTGTTTGTTTAGTTGACATACTTTCTCCTGTAAATGTGGGGCCCTTGCGAACCCCACTCTAGATTAGCCTCGGGCGAGATCTTTAAAGATTGCAAGATCGTCGTCGTCATCATCAACAGATGCATTATTACTTTCTGCTACATCAGGAGTCGCAGGTGATGCTTCTCTAATTGAGCTTGAAATATCAAGATCATCTGATTCTTTAGTAGTAGTTTGGTAAGGTGACTCTGCAGACACTTCAGGTGTTTCAGCCGCAAGGTCCAATACTCTAAAGAGCTTGGTCTTAAGGTCTGTGTAAGGTTTGAAGTTGCCTTCTTCAACAAGAGACTGTAGTGAATGCTGTTGCGTCCATACAGTTTCCATTGCGTCATCATCATCTAATAGCGGAGATGGTGCATCAAATTCAGATTTATCGTAGTTTGGGTAACCCTCAAACTGACGGATTTTTAATCTAAAGTTAGCGCCTTCCCATAGGTCAAACGGATTCACTGGATTTTCATCTTCAAAAGTTGGATTCATTAAATCATTCAACTTATCAAAGATTTTCTTACCAAATGAGTACATGAAGACTTTGCCTTCATTATCCGGATTGCTAGGGTCTTTAACAATATACACGTTAGAAGTATACTTCAGTCTGCGTTTTTGTTTACGAGCTTGGTCTTTATCAGCATCAACCCCAGAATTCCACAATTTACCGTTAAATTCAGATACAGGGTCGTCTTGGCCAAGAGTGGTCAAGCTGTTTTCAATATACCATAGACCAGTAGGGCCTTGAAAGCCATGATCCCAAACTCTTACGAAAGGCATTTCTTCACCTTCGGTAGCTGGTAGGAAACGAATAATTGCAAAGCCATTGCCAGCTTTATCTCTTGTTGGTTTCCAGACTTTCCCTGCGTTAGGGTCTTGGTATGATTTAGATGAAATCTTATCGAGCTGAGCATTCAGTGATTCTAGAGATTTCGAACGATTCTTCTTTAGCGAAGCAAAGTTAGTAGGTGCCATAGTTGTTTCTCCTTTAATATAGCGTTATATTTGCGTAGTATTACACATCGAAGTGGACACGTATTATGTCCTTAAACTTCTTTTCATCATATAACAAGAAAGGTTTATACTTTCTTGATAGTCTTATTATATCACGTGAAATAATTTTGTCAACTACTTTATCATTCCAATACTCAAAAATATTGGCAGCATGAGTCAGAATAGTGAAGGTCTCTAATGAAATCTTCTTCTGACAATACTGTGTCATAATATACGGATGTTGACCATCACGTGATATAAAGTTTTGCTGATAGTCATCTTTAAGATGTTTCAGCTCGGATTTAAAAGTATAAGTCAATGACTCAATCTTTTTCCTCCAATCGTTATATCTGTGTTCGGCTTCGCTGTCTAGCATCTGCCTTATCCAGATATTTGGATTATTTATAAAATTTGCCAACATATAGTTGACTGTATCTTCTTTTTTCGATAGCTTCAAAAAGAAGTATGCATCATTACGAGTACGAAATTTGTCCATTGATGCTCTGATCTTTCCATTGTACTTTATGTAATCATAAGCGTCACTCTGAAAATGTTTCTTCAGCGCTAAGTAATTTACGTAAGTTTCAAAGCCTTCATCATTTATCATTACATAGGTCGTCTAGGTTTGCTTTTTCTTCATCAACCTTTACCATCCTTAGGCCGATAGCTTCTGTTCTAATCTTCTCACGAAGTATTGAACTCTTCTTTACGATTTGCGCAATTGTTTCTATTTCGTAGTTATTCTTCTCAGCGAAATCTACTAGTGCTTCAATATATGGAACACCTCTAGATAGTTGTCTTGAGATCTCATGGTGTATCTTGTCTGGCGTCAATGCGACAACTGCCATGTTTGAATCTCCTGTTTGCTTTTTTGTCATAATATACCTTTATTATATACCATATTGGGCCATTTGTCAACCTTTATTTTCGGTAATTGTGAATAAAGAATGGGTTGAATAATCATACCCAACCCATATATTATAACACAGTTTGCTGCGTTTGTCAACAGTTATTTTAGTTTTGTTCTACGAAAGCGTAAAGTTCTGTGGCAGTAGCAATAATCTCACTAGCTTTTAACTGCTTAGCTGGAACTGTTTTGGTTGCTTCTGGGTTGCTGTCATTGTGTGAATGAACAGAGTTGACTTTCCTATCTATGTTGCGCTCTAGTAATTCTTGAGCTTGCACTAATAGGTTTGCTCGGATTTCATATCCGGATGTTGTTGATACGTTTGACATATTATCTCCTTGTGTATATATGTGTGTAATAGGTACAGGAAACCCCGTACCTTAGAATATATATTATATCACAATTTGATGTGTTTGTCAACTACTTTATGACTTCAAACAGAACATTATTCACATATTGATCCTTCACATCTTCTGGAATCCCCATTGCAAGGATAGAGCTGTGTAGCATCTTATTCATTTTCTGATTTTCACAGTATTTGTTTTGAGCTGCAGTTGTATCAATTTTTGTTTTGTAAGGAACTATAGATGAACTTTCTAAATAAAAGCTTGTTAGTTTAAGTGCGGTTTCACACAATTGATCTAACTCTTCTACAAGCATAACAGAACCAGCTGCCATCATGTCAACCGAGAATATTTCTTTAGCCCAAGGTGGTAGCTCACGTTCTCTGTTCCAACTTAAATCTTTAACAGTCTCACGGAAATATTCTTGCATTAGATCAGTAGAAAAACCATTATATGTTTTACTATAATCACAAAAGACACCGCTTACCTTATTGGGAGTAGCTACTATATCTAAACCAAAGATCGGCATATCACAGTGGATACTAGGAAAGACATTAATGTGCATAAGCCACATTTTATTCTTACCAACTGGTTCTATTGTTTTAAGATGAGCTTTACGAATATTATTTGATTTCCAAAAATGATCTTTCCACCCAGGCAGATCATCTGTATGAATATGTTTATCGTTATCGTACTTTTCTAAATTCTTAGAAAATAAGCTACACAACTGATCAGCTAAATGCCTTAGCTCGGCGAATAATTCTGATTCAATCATGAGTCGTAGTTATCGTTAGGCATTGCTTCTGCCAATATTGTGTCGCTACTATCGTAATCTTCAGGATGCTCGTGATACAATTCCATTAACTCTTGGAACATACTTTCTGCAAATTCAAAACAATTTTTTGCTTCTACTTCCATTCCATCATGTAGTAATTCACGTACTCCAGCGATCAGCCCTCTACGATCTTCAAACTCGTACATCTGACCAGATCCAGGAATATTCCTTTTGATAATTTGACCACCATGAGCGTCACCAAAGTGTCGTACATATAGATGAGCTAAGAGTCCGTCTGTATTATTCTTTTCAGCTAATACATTAACATGTTTTTCATATTGTACAACACTTCTTAGAGGCTCTTCGATTTCTTCTAAATCATAAGTAGCTTCTAGTTCAACTAAGTCTTCTTCAATTTGTGTTGATCTAAATATAGGCTCAAGCTCCATTGGAACTTCTACAACACTTTCTAGTGCTGAGTAGTTAGCTAATTGAGCGCGGAGGTATTGTTGATATAATCTTGGTGGTATATTTCCACCTAATAACATATCAGCGAATTCGGTTCTTTCGGCGTTATCGTGGTGCTCTTTTGTAAGAGCCTTTAGGTTATTTGACATTTTCACTCCATATCATTGTTATTGTTGATGCTATACCTTTCTATTTATAAATAATATACAAGTAAAGAGGAACACAAAAACTTGATAGAGTTAACAGATGCAGCAATACTTAAAGCGATTGAGAGAACGTCGAGCGAAGGTAGAGATACTATTCGGCTTGGGGTCATTTCTGGTGGCTGCGTTGGTTTCGAGTACATTATTTGTTATGCTGACCATATTACTAGTGAAGATACTGTATTAGATTTTGATAAATTCAAAATAGCTATTGACTCAGCGTCTGTAGAATATTTAGAAGGCTCTACATTAGATCATGTTAAAGAGGGATTAAACACGTTTTTTAAGATTATTAATCCAAAAGAAACAGACTCCTGTGGTTGCGGGGTTTCAATAGGATTTAAGTAAAATGACAAGTGTTAGAAACTACGGATATTACATATTTCGTAAATACGGATACCGAAACTCTAGAATAGGAACTAGGGTAGACATATATGCATAAACAGATGAATAAAAGGAGGTGATCAAGTGGATTTTATTAAATCAAGACTAAAGGAAAGGACTTCATTAGATGGAGCAGTTGCTATTGGTGGAGGTATTGTTATGATACTAATACCAACAACTTTAATCGGCTGGGGTCTAATTGCATACGGTGCATGGACTTTCTACAAGAAGGAAGACTAATGAGCGACGAATTAGAAAAGATACATCATCCCGCTGATACTAACGGTGACGGTAAGGTCTCTAAAGAAGAACAAGCAATGTACTTGGAGTTCAAAAGAAAGGAACTCGACGATCAAGATGCAATGCGAGATGCTCAACGTAAAATGACATGGTTTGCTTTAGGTGGATTATTACTATATCCATTTGCAGTAGTACTTGCGTCGTTGGTTGGACTTGATGAAGCTCAAAAAACTTTGGGTTCAATGGCACCTACATACTTTGTAGCAGTTGCTGGTATTGTTGCAGCCTTCTTTGGTGCACAGGCTTATTCAAAGAAATAAAAAAAGGGGACATATAGTCCCCCAATTTATTTGATTCTAATTATAGACTTGCGCTTACGCTAAAGGCATAGTAATTACTGTCAGCCACTAAATCTTGACCAACATTAAAACCTACAGAGAACCTATCATTAAGTTCTTTTGTTAATCTAAGACCAACTGAGTCTTGGAATTGTCCGAATACTTCCGTACCTTCTCCACCAATCTCATAGCCAATTAGTTCAACATCTACCACTGTGATAAATGGTACTGCGTAAATTGCTTCGACTGTATATGTATCTGAGTCAACAGTATCGTAATAGTTTACTGTGAAACCGTTACTGCTGAATCCAACAAGATACTCTTCGAAGTCAAACTCTTCGCCTTGATAGTCGTATTTAATATAACCAACAGTTACATCAAGTACTCCGTCTACAAGAGCTCCACTCCA